CTTCATCTATCATGCTAAGACATCACTATTAGCAATTGGATAAAGGGCATTAAAGTTTTTATTCGTTCTTGGTGATGTCGAACGATGGTGCTAAGATACGAAAAGAAATTATTCCATGTTTTCTACAATCGATCTCTTTGCCTTTATTTGCTTATACTTATCATAAGCCTCTGATTTAGGTTGAGTTTGTCCCAATCCTTTACAGTAGTAATCATTTCTTAAAATAGTCCTAGCCATTCTCTTCCATGATGGCGCCCAACATTTAACCTCTAAATCGTGCGGGGCTTCATCTGGAATTTCATTATAACCCCTTTGTTTCCATCCAGCAATAAATTTAATAAACCTTTCTCTGTAATGCAATTGCATTTTATTGGGTAAACTTCGCAACAAATAGTTGGTGTATGATTCCCATGTGTGATTATCTGGCTTAGTGATATTTATTGATCCATTGATATTACCACTTTCTTGAACGTACAAAGAGCCTGAATTAACACCGCTAACTCTATTTAGTAACTTATACCAAGTTAATGGTTCTAATATATGATAGAGCCACAACCCCTTTTTCTGATCATCACCAAATGGCTGACAAAGACGTTGGTTGCTAAACTTAACTCCAGCTTTAGTCATCATATCATATATTTTATTATAAGATAACTCAGGGTTGTTAAAGTGAAATAACCAAATATCTTCCGTGCGCCAATCATAAATAGGATAAGCATTATAGATGCTTGGATATAACTTAGTAGTCCACTTATAACCCTTGTGAGTCAAGCCATCCTTCATTGATGTTATTGCTCGATATCTATGTAAACTCTCATCTGATCTTATACCAATAAAGCCAACGCAAGATAGTCCTTGTGAATACCACTTTGAAAAAATAACCATAAATTCTTCAAATTCCATTTTAGGAACATAAAAATCGTATTGACTGAGATCAGATGCGTATATAGGCTTATCTCTTACCCATATTTGCTTATTATCTTCATCCCAACAAACCCATTTTGGCTGGAAGTCAGAAACGGCATTTCTCAAAAGCAATTCACCACAAAACCAATGTAGATCGATATTTTCTTTGTATCTCTCTATCATTTCGGTTATATGAATTATAGTCTCTGTATATTGAGCCTCTAAGTCAATAATTAGTAATCCTACTTTTCTGTTTCTTTTGATAGCCTCTTCTAGTACTAGATGTGTCATAACAGTACTATCCTTACCGCCACTAAATGAAATATAAATTCTTTCAAAGTCATCAAAAATTTTTGATATCCTTTCTTTTGAAGCGAATAACACGCTTGTATTGAGGTATTTCTTTCTACTCATTATTAATATAATTCTATTTGTCTTCCAATACTTGCGGCCTCATTAAAATCGTTTTCTGACCTACCATTCATTAAGAGCCACTTATTTAAATACTTAAGTGCTGTTTCATTTGCCTGGTCTTGAACCTCTTTAGGAATATCAAACCATGCACTACTGTAACATGATGGAACTCCTGAATGATAACAAACGGCAGCTTGACCAAGCCATGCTATTCTATTCATAGACTTATTGGTCAAATAATGTTCGCATGAATGTTTCCATTCAATTATTAATTTATTCAATATCTCTGAAAACAATTCTTGATCGGATATAATTCTGATAAATTCACTTTTGCTTTGATCGTGTGTCCAACCATCTTTTGATGATTTGTAAAAACCAGCCTTATGACATTCCCATTTATCGTAAGTATGAAATATACGATTAGGATCGTTAGTATTTCCAGCCTTAATAGTCAAAAGTTCATCATCCGTAATGTTTGAAGAAATGGGGATATACTCTTCGTTACTTTCTTCACTTACCCATGCTTTTGAAAAATCTCTATCGCTAAATAAATTTTCCAACCCTGATATTTGACAAAGTCTTAACACCTCTTCCTCATCCATACCCAATTGTTTGGCTATTCTTGAGTTAGTCCAATTTCTGTTTTTTAACTCTATGACAATTTCAGACATAGCGTTAACCTGATGCTTACCTCTTGCTCTGTTATGACGAATTGTAGATGCTATTCTATCGTTTTTACTCGATTGCTCACTTCTTATATTGACAATAGGTAAATAGCCATTAATTCTTTTTTGAACAACCTTAGATTCTTTACCGACTCTATTTCTATGGAAACCATCAATAACCTCCGTTTTTCCTTTTTCAGCATTAGGCCACGCTACAATTGGTTGAGTATAACCATCATTCATAATGGATATTTCTAATAATTCCATTTCTGGTGGAGCAACTTTATTTGGGTTGTAATCGTTGGCCACAACATTTTGTGATTTTTCCCATCTCACAAAATCAACTGGCTCATTTTTAAAAGGTGAAACTAAGTGAATTGCTAACCTTATGTTATTAATGAACGAGACTTTAGAATCAAAATCAAGAGCCTCAATGCTATTGTTAATTAAGGTTATAATTTTATTCTCGATGGTTGGAGTAATGAGATTGCAAGTGTTTTCACAATCGCACCCGCTTTCTAATAGGCATTGTTCTTTCATAATGTTTTGTTTTATTAAGCCGCTAATGTACGCAAATAAATTTCACAAGAAAAAAATAATTGTTGAAAAATCTTTGTACATTTGCCTAACACAAAACCAAAATCACAATGGCTGACAGAACAAATCCAACAGCGAAAGACTTGATTTACAGAACGCAAGAGAAAGTAAACGTTCTCGAATTTCAAAGCAAAAAGCTATTTAAAGAACTTGCAGTACTTAACAATTTACTGTCAAAGCAAAAGGAACTAAAGAAGCAAGCGCATATAACATTGCTGAGTTCTGACTTTGAGATTTACAAGGCAGCGCAAGCCAATCTAATCCTCGCAATAGAGCAAGTAAAGGAAATTAAAGGTAAAATCGAACTATTGAAAAAGCGGATAGATTTCACCTCAAAAGAACTTGCAATCCAAAAAGACCTTTTAGAAATAAGGATTAAAAGCTACCAAAAAGTATGAGTAACGCATTAGCCACTATTGAGGAAAAAGATTTAGCATTAGTAGATAACAACCTATTAAATGGTAATCAATTAGCGCAACTGTTAAAGGCAACCCCGAAGCAATACGTTCGCACTCGACCCGCGAAAGGCGGTGGGACTTGGGATTACGTTACATCTGGCTACGTTAAAAAGGTATTGAATTTGATGTTTGGTTGGGATTGGGACTTTGAAATTATAAGCGAAATAATCCAACTCGAAGCAAAGCAAGTAATTGTTAAGGGTAAATTAGTTTGCCGTACAAACGGACGTGTAATTACTAAAATGCAATACGGTAGACAAGATGTGAAATTCAGAAAAGGAACTTCTGAGCCGTTAGATTTAGGCAATGATATGAAGGGCGCTGCATCCGACTGTTTGAAGAAGTGCGCGTCTGAATTAGGTATCGCTGCCGATATTTACAACAAAGAAGAGTTTAGAGAGATTAAAGTAGTCAAGACGGGAAGTAAGGAGGAAGCCCGATGTTTGGAATACATAGCCAATTCAAAAACGTATGAGGACTTATGGGATACCATTGATTCCGAAATACTAGAAAAGTACCCGAAAGTTAAGCAAGCGTATAACAAGAAAATTGATGACTATGTTAAAGATCAGATGTAGTGCGCTTGGAAGGGTTATGACGAATGACCGCATCGGAAAAGCTATGGGCGATACCGCTAAAAGTTATCTGGAAGAGATGTACATTCAAAAGAAGTTCGGTAGATACAAGACAATCCGCACGGACGAAATGACAAAGGGGTTAGAGTGCGAAGAAGATTCAATCGACCTCTTAACCAAGCATCAGAAAACTTTGTTTATTAAGAATGAGAAAACCCTATCCAATGACTTTATTACGGGAACTCCTGACTTGTTTCTAAACAATGAGGTTTGGGATATTAAAACCCCGTGGGATATATTTACATTTCATAAAAACGAACCGCCAATAACGCACACTAAGCGATTAACGAATTACGGATGGCAGTTAATGGGGTATATGTGGTTGACGGGCGCTACAAAGGCTTATTTAGCATACTGTCTTGTTAATACCCCCAGGCACTTAGTTGAAAGCGAATTATCTCGATTGCGATACAAGCTAAACACGATTGACGATGATACAAATGAAGCGTATCAAATCGAAAGTAGTAAGATAGAGTTATTGCATTGCTACGATGACATTGCGATTGAGGATAGAATTAGAATTTTCCCGATTGATAGGGATGAAGAAAAAATAACCGCCATACAACACCGCGTTGAAGAGTGTCGTGATTACTATAATAACATAAAATGGTAAAGCTAGTAGGTATAGTTAGAATTGGGAAGGATGCGGAATTAATAACCGACCCATCTTGGGCAAGTTCGCTAATAAAATTTAGTGGCGTTCATTCAAGAAGTTACACCAATAAACAAGGCGAAAAGGTAGACTCCTCGCTATGGATTGAGTTTGAGTATTGGACTAAAAAGGAAAATTTAGTTGAATACTTCAAGAAAGGAACGGTTCTTTATGTCGAAGGTGAGCCAAAATCAAGCGGATGGTACAATAAGCAAACGGAGCAGGTAAATACTAAGTTGACTTGCAAATTGTTTTCTTTTGAGTTTGTACCCGCGCAACCAAGAAAAGAAGATGTAACTCCCGTTGCTGCACCTGATGCTAAGTTTGAGGAAGCGGGCGAAGGAGATTTACCATTTTAAGCCATGAACGAACTATTAAACATCGTCCTAAACGCGGGAAACATTTACTTTGATAGCAATTTTACTATTGACGACTTAAAGGGCAAAAATAGATGCGCTGAATTGGTGTCTATTCGGTTTGCTTTTTTTTACTTGTGCAAAAGGAATACGAATTGGACCCTCGTTTAC